CGAATCCGAATCCGAATCCGAATCCAAATCCGAATACCCCCCAACCCCCCCAAGGGGGCCGGTTTGCCGAATTTTGGGCGCAATATCCCAAGAAAGTCGGCAAAGGCGCAGCGGAAAAGGCTTTTGAGCGCATCAAGCCGGATAAGCAGACCTTTGACCGCATGATGGAAGCCATATCTGCACAGAAGCGGAGCCGCCAATGGACGGAGAACAACGGCCAGTACATCCCAAATCCTGCGACATGGCTGAACCAGCGCAGGTGGGAGGACGAGCTTCCGCAGGGGGAAACCGACAATGTTTTCCTGCAAACCCTGCCTGCGGATATCCGGGCGAAGCTGGCCGGTATGGCAGAGGTAAAGCAGCTGCCCAGCTATGACATAGCGCTGGCGGAGCGGATGATGGAGGAGAATGCATGAGCGACAAGGTTGATATTGCCGTAAAAAGATTACGGGAAGCCGCTGAAATGTCGCAGGCATTGTACGACAAGCCGCTGCTGGTCACATACAGCGGAGGGAAGGACAGCGATACTATCCTGAAGCTGGCGCAGATTGCTAAAATCCCGTTTGAGGTGCTCCACAACCATACGACCGCCGACGCCCCTGAAACTGTTTACCATGTCCGCAACAAATTTCGGGAGCTGGAACTTTCCGGTATCAAATGCGACATTGACTACCATGTGCAACCTGATGGGAAAAGGGTTACCATGTGGAATCTTATCCCCCGTAAGTTGATGCCACCAACCAGATTGATGCGCTACTGCTGTTCGGAGCTGAAAGAGGGTGGTGGAAGAGATCGCTTTATAATCACTGGTGTCCGGTGGTCAGAAAGTGCTGCTCGGAAGAAAAACAGGGGAAGCTTGGAGGTTATAGCACGCCGAAAGGAAAGGAGCCTTATCCTCTCCAACGACAATGACGAGGATCGCCGGTTATTTGAAAGCTGCCAAATGGCGGGCCAGCGGGTGGTAAATCCCATCATCGACTGGACAACCGAAGATGTTCTTGATTTCTGCAAAGCGGAAAAGGTGAATCTTTGCCCGCTTTATGCGGAGGGTTGGCATAGGGTCGGATGTATTGGGTGCTCTATGGCAGGAAAGAAAAGATACATTGAGTTTGCGAGGTACCCGACATACAAAAAAGCCTACATAGCAGCATTCGATAGAATGATCGAGGAACGGAAGCGGCGGGGCATAATGAAAGGCTTTACCAGAATGGGCGATACAGGCGTTGATGTATTCCACTGGTGGATGGAGGACGGCATACTTCCAGGGCAAACCGTCCTGCCGGGATTTGAGGAGGACGCATGAAAATCACAATTCCCGAAATCCCCCCGTCGCTGAACAAATACGCTGGTCGGGCGAACGCCTGGGACTACCGAGCGGAAAAGCAGCGCTGGCTGCAGCTGTTTGTTGCATACTGCCCCAAGTGCAAACCAATGGGCAAGGCGGTGGTTACCATCACCTACTACTTTCCCACCCGGCACCGGCATGACCCGGATAATTACAACGGCAAGATGCTGATGGACGGGCTGGTGCACCGGGGAGTAATCGCCGATGATAGCTTTGACCATGTGGAGTTAAGGCTTCGGGGAGAGTACGACAGACAAAATCCGAGGACGGAAATAACAATTGAGGAGGTGCCCTAATAGGGCAGAAGGAAATAAAACGGCAGAAGCCTACTTTTGAGGGGCAAAGTGCCGAGGAATTTATCAAGCGCTGGAACGCTGCCACCAAAGCCATAAAAATGCGCGCAGAGATGGCCGAGCAGGAAAAGGTGGTGAGTTATGATGTCATACGATAAAGCGTCTCCTAACGCCAAAATCGGCTGTTCTAATTCAAATGACCCGGAGCTCCTGGAGCAACTGGTACGGGAGGGCAAGACCAACAGGGAGATTGCCTTAATTCTCGATCTTGATTACGGCTCTGTGGCATCGATCTTGTATCGCTATGGAATCAAGAGAGACCCAAACCGGCCCTGCAAGAGATGCGGAGGGCCGATAGGCAGCACCAACACCAGGCAGCTGTATTGCAAGGAGTGCCAAAAGGCAATGGACAGCATCCGGGCCCGCAAAAGCAGTATGAAAAAAGCCGAGCCGAAGAAATGTGAATACTGCGGGAAGGAATATTTCGGCCAGCCGGGACAAAAGTACTGCTCAAAGCAATGCTACAAGGATGCGGCGGCATCCGGTAAGTATAAGCGCCCCAAGAATTGGATAAAGCGCCGGGATGGGAAAATCGACATCGAGATAAGGGTTTGCGGCAAAACAACAGAGCGCCGGGAGAGCGTGGACTACTTCGAAGCCCGGGAGATTTGGCACGATGGCTGGATAGGCCGGGGCTACGCAGCGCTGATAACGGTAGATGGCCACAGGCTGGAGACACTGCCGCAAATAAAGACATTCTTCGGATTTAGGAGGGATTCGCTATGAGGAACTGGGCGGCAGCGGCAGCTACGATAATCTTAGCTGCTTTCTGCATAATGGTTCTATCGGCTATTTCGGCCGAAAGGTGGAACCATGTGGATGAAGTGGCCCAGGCGGAGATCACCGCAGAGGAACAGGAACGCCGGGAGCAGGCAGCCTATTACAAGGGCTGGCAGGACTGCAAGCAATATTATCTTGAGAATTTTGGAGGGTGAGCCAATGACCGTAAAGGACTACTACGAAGTAATCCGGGACATAGACCGGCTGGCTGCTGCCGTTGACGCAGAGGGTGCAGTCACCCTCGACCATGACGATGCGGAGCAGATATGGGCGCTGCTGCTGGACTACAAGGATTTGCTGATGGCTAAGGAGGTAGAATGATGGATATTGAGATTAAAGATTATCTGAACCCTGAAGAGATCAAGGAAATCTGCAAAGACGCGCTGTATCAGAAAATCAGAGAGGATATGCGCAAACTTAATGTAAACGATATTATCGCCAACATTTCTTATGCGGAAGTAGCTGCGATGGTAGACACGCACTTAGGCGAGGACAACTATTGCAAAAAAACGATAGCGCAAAAAACCCAACAGATTATCGAAAGCCTGTCATCTTATAGTGTGTTTCGGAAAGCTGACGCATGGGAGCGCCAAAATAGCATAGCCTACGACATCATGGAGGAGGAATGTCGAGCAGCTAGACCGCTTATCAAGAAGCGTGTAGAGCAAATTATCGACGAGTATAATTTCCCGCAGTTAGAGCGTGACGAGATTATGTACACAATCGCTGATGTGCTGACAGACAGACTTTTGCCGGAGAAAGAGGAGAAATGATGTGTAAATGGCTGAAAGATGAAGTATGTGTAAACAGCGATTGCCCGGCGGTTGCAGATTTTTGCCCCGTAGTAAACCATCCGGGCGTGTGCCGGTACGAGGAAGAGGACGAAAAGGAGGGCAAAGATGGCTGAATTGAAACGCTGCCCTGAGTGCGGTGGGGCGGCAACCGTTATCCATATGTACGATACCTACGATAGAGCAGACTTTGGGTGGTCTGCCGGCTGTGGGAGATATAGGGCTGGTGATGGCATCCACACAAAGGATATGAAAGTATCTGGGCTGTCCAGCAAAGAAAAAGCAATCGAAGCATGGAACAGGAGGGCTGACAATGGCTGAATACATAAACCGGAAAGCAGCCATATCGCGAATTAAACAATATTGCATGGATGCAATAGACGGCGGGAGATACAGCCTTGACGCTGTTGACGATGGCATAGACCTGGTAAATGGCATTAAGGCACTCCCTGTCGCCGATGTAGTGCCGGTAGTCAGATGCAAAGACTGCAAGTACAGAGATGGCACACCGGGGCAGCCGAATATACTTTGTGCGCAGATGCACGAGGACGATTTCTGCAGCTATGGAGAATGCAGGGAGGGAAAAGATGAAAAGTGAAGATATTACAAAGCTGCCCTATGCTCCGTGGCTTGAAAATGCGATAAGAACTTTGACCGAGCATGATGTTCGCTCCGCGTGCATCGTAGCAACAGTTGACGATGGGGAAACCATGACAGGCTACTGGAACGCAGACGCACAAGATAAGGCAATTTTCGCAAACAACATCCAGAGCGATATTGTCTTGGACATTGTGGAGCAAAACGCAGATGCTATTAAACGGGCGATGGAGGAGGGAGATGAATGACAGACTACAAAAAAGTCTGCAAGTGGGAGCTTGGTAAGTATTACGAAAAGCTCATGGCCATCGACAGCCTGCAGGAAGAGATCGATATGCTGACTGCCAGAATGGAGGGCATCAGGTCGCCCAAAATGGACGCCACACCTGTACAGGGCGGCAGCTCGACTGCCGAGGAACGCATCATCAACGCCATCTGCAATAGGGACAACCTAACCGTCAATCACGAGCTGGTTAAGTGGCAAGTGCGGCAGATGGACCGTGGCCTGTCTATCCTGACCGACCAGCAGCGCAGGATACTTGAGGTGGCCGTCATGCGGCGTGAGTACAATGCCATCGATAGATTATGTGACGAGCTGCACATCAGCAGGTCGGAGTTGTACCGCAGGATGGACGAGGCCATCAAGAGATACGCTATTTGCCGATACGGTGTGACCGAGCTGTAAAACTTGGGACAAATGCGGGACAAAATAACGCCTTACATAGTGTATACTAATATCGTGGTAAAACACAGACTTCCCTTGACATTCCTCCTGGTGGGGAGCCGGGCCCCTAATCCCGGCAATCTGCTCCCGTAGCTCAATGGTAGAGCGGCTGCCTTGTAAGCAGCGGGTTATAGGTTCAAGCCCTATCGGGTGCTCCACCTTCATGTTTTACCTCCTTTTTACGGGGTTGCCGATGCCCCGTTACCCCATCGGCAATACGCAGACGGAAGCTGGGCGGAAACAGCTCGGTTTGGAAACATTCCGGTTCGTAGGTTCAAATCCTGCCGTTTGCAATAAAAAACGAAGCACAAACTACGCTGCCGAAGTTCCAGCAGGTCCCCGCGATTGCGCGCGGCGATAGCAGTTTTAGACGGCAGTACCGCAACGGAGGGCAGAACAGGCAGCTGCCGCCAGAAAGCGAGATCGCAAATACTCGCGGTGTTGGAGATGCCGGAATGCCGACCGGCTCGTTGCAGAGATATGCAGATGTGGCGGAATAGGTAGACGCTACAAATAACAGTTCGGGTGCCGTCCAGTAAAGCGGTGGAAGCCGATGCGCTGTTAGGCTATGTGAGGTGCAAATCCTCACCATCTGCGAAAAAGGAACAGGACCTCCCTGCACCTCTCCGCGAAAGCGTGAAGTGCCTCAAGGGGGGGACAGTATATCAGAGAGTACCGAAAGGCGCTCTCTTTCTTTACGCCATAAAGGAGGGGATACCTATGGATTTAATAGTCCGTAAAATCCCGCAGAGCGACACCATCAAGGTATATCCGGTATCTGATGTGCATTTGGGCAGCATCCTACATGATAAAGAGGGCTGGCAAGCATTCTGCCGCCGGGTAGAGCGGGAGGATGCTTATCTCATCCTTGGCGGCGATCTCATCAACAACAATACCCGGAACGCGGTGGGAAGCCCCTTTGAGGATTATATCCGCCCGCGGGAGCAGAAAAAGATGATGGTGGAAATGCTAACGCCCATCAAGGATAAGATACTCTGCGCGGTATCCGGTAACCACGAAGCGAGGACAGCCAGGGACACCGACCAAGACATTATGGGCGATATCATGTGCAAGCTGGACATGGAGGACTACTACGCCGAGGATATAGCATTCCTCAAGCTGGAGATTGGGCGCAGGGTAACAAGAGATATCCCTATCACCAGCTATACGATGGCTGTTACCCATGGCTCCGGCGGCGGCATTTACACCGGTGCAACGGTCAACCGCAATGAGCGCTTCGGCTACACCATAGAGGGCATTGACGCTCTGATCGTTGGCCATACCCACAAAGGCACCATCAGTAAGCCCAAAAAGATCGTGGTGGACAGTAACAACAATGTTATCCGCACCAAGCAGCTGGTAGTGGTTAGCTGTACCGCATGGCAGCAGTACGGAGGCTACGCAGCCCGGAAGATGCTATTGCCAAGCAGCGAGAGCGACCATGAGCAGCCGCAGACGCTCCTGCTGTGCGGGAACAAGACAGGCACTAAGCGGATAACCACGGTTTGGTAACAATAATTGGTAGCCCGGCATAGTAGACACCGGGAGGGATAGGGCGGGACGAATTTTGAAAGGAGGTGCCGAAGATGGCCAGTGGATGCAGTGCGAAAAGCAAAGAGAACCTGCGCCCATGGAAAAAAGGGCAGAGTGGGAACCCAAGTGGGAGGGCGAAAATCCCCGAAGACGCCAAGGCGATGCTGAAAGCGGCGACTCCTGCGGCAGTTAAGCTGCTGGTGGATACCCTCAACAACACAAATGAGAAAACCGAAACGAGGGTAAAGTGCGCTGAAACCGTATTAGACAGAGTATACGGCAAGGCAAATCAGCCGATTGATTTGGGTGGCGAGATACCAAAAATCGAGATCGTGCTGGGCAATGGCAAGGAGTATGCCAAATGACGGTCAATTTAGGCACACCGAATCCCAAGCAGGAGCAGTTTTTGCTGTTGGAAAAGCGCAGGGTGTGTTACGGCGGTGCCAGAGGCGGCGGTAAGAGCTGGGTGGTGCGAGCAAAGGCCACCATGCTTGCCGTTAATTATAGCGGCATCAAGATACTGATCCTGCGCCGCACATATGCCGACCTGTGGCAAAACCATGTGTTGGAGCTGCGAAAGGTGCTGGAACCCGATATAGCAACCTATCGGGACTCGGAAAAGGCGATGATATTTCAAAACGGGAGTCGTATCCGTTTTGGATACTGCTCGGCCGAGGCCGATGTGCTGCAGTATCAGGGGCAGGAGTACGACATAATTTTTATCGATGAGGCTACGCAGTTTACGGAGTATATGTATAACTGCCTTGTGGCCAGTAACCGTGGCGCCAACGATTTTCCGCATAGGATGTACCTGACCTGCAACCCCGGCGGAGTCGGCCATGCGTGGGTCAAGCGCCTGTTTGTAGACCGTGACTACACGGCATCGGAAAACCCCGATGACTACGAGTTTATAGCCGCAAAGGTGTACGACAACACGGTTTTGGTGGATAAGGACCCAGACTATGTACGGATGCTGGAGACCCTACCGGAGGATATGCGCCGGGCATGGCTGGATGGCGATTGGAATGTGTTTGCAGGTCAGTATTTTGCCGAGTGGCGTGACGATATCCATGTGATAGACCCCATCGAGATACCTGACTGGTGGAGACGCTACTTTGCAATGGACTACGGCCTTGATATGTTGGCTGGATACTGGATCGCCATAGACGGCGAGGGCAACGGCTATGTGTACCGAGAGATTTACGAGTCAGGGCTGATTGCATCGGATGCCGCCATGCGGATCAAGGAGGCCAACGGGGACGATAAGATCGAGCAATGGCTTGCGCCGCCCGACTTGTGGAACAGGCGTAACGACACAGGACGCAGCGTGGCAGACATATTTATGGAGCAGGACATCCCGCTGGTCAAGGTGGACAACGACCGCATCAACGGCTGGCAGGATGTACATGAGTGGCTAAAGCCGAGGGACAGCAGAGATATCATAACCGGCGACAAGACGAGGATCGCAGGGCTTCGGTTTTTCCGCAACTGTAAGCAGGTCATCCGCTGTTTGCCGATGGTCCAGTATGATGACCACAAGCCTAACGATGTAGCGACAGAGCCGCACGAGCTGACCCATGCACCTGATGCAATCAGGTATTTTTGCAGCGGGAGACCGTATGCGGGACAGGCGCCGGTTACAAAGTACAAGCTGCCGCCGGAGCTGCGGCAGCCAGAAGAACAAGGAGGGTATCAGGTATGGTAAGACGATGGCTCAAACGCCTGATCCTGTGGGCGTTAGGGGACGACCAGACGGCGCAGGAGCAATATGCAACCAAGATATTCAACGAGTGGCTTAACGGCCCGGAGGATTGATATGAGTGATGTAACCCTGTGGACACTATACCGAGAGGGTGTAGCGTACCACAACAAGATGGGCTTTAGCACCAAATTCCCGACCTTTGTGCGATTTAAGGAGGGCGACCAGTGGCCGCAAGCGACAGAGCGCACCAAAAACCTGCCGAGACCCGTCCTTAACATCGTGGACATGATCGTCCGCAGCAAGCGCTCCAGCGTGCTGGACCAACCTGTCAGCATCGTCTACAGACAGGGCAGCGCCAGCGGTGACGAAATCATTGACCAGATGCACCAGGACGCCGCCGAGAACTGCACCGAGTACGCACGGACGATCTGGGACAGAGCCGACATGGACAAGCTGTGCAACGAGGCGTGTGACGATGCAGCGACCAACGGCACAGGCATATGGCACTTTTACTGGGACACCAGCGTAACAGGCGACAAATATGTAGGGGAGCTTCGCGGGGAAACCGTGGATGCTCTCAATTTTTTTGTAGCCAACCCGCAGCTCCGGGATGTGCAGAAGCAGGACTATCTCATCATCGCCCAGCGGCTCAAACTGGGCGCTGTACGCAAGATGGCAAGGGACAGGGGATTGCCTGCGGAAAAGGTGGCAAACATCTGTCCCGATGAATTTGAGGATGCAAGCACCTATCAGGCCGAGAGAATCGAACTGGACGGAAAGGAAAACGAAAAGGTCACGGTGCTGACCAAGTATTACCGCAAGAACGGTGAGGTCGTGTTTGACAAAGCGACCCGCAGCGTGGAGATATGCACGGCAGTACCGCTTACCCCGCAGGGCAGCCCCGTCCGCATCAAGCTGTACCCTGTGGCGGCGCTCAACTGGAAACTGCGTAAAGCCTGTTTCTACGGCATCGGCGAAATCGAGGGACTTATCCCCAACCAAAAGCTCATCAACTTTATGTACGGGATGCAAGCCTTGGCCATCCAACAGATGGGCTTCCCGAAGATCGTGGCAAAGCCGGGTGCAATCAGACAGCCGCTGACAAACGAACCGGGGGAGATCGTCACCGACTACTCCAACGGCGGGATATCGTACCTGCAGCCTCCTGCGTTTTCGTCCGCTGCTACGCAGGTCAGCAACGACATGATCGACCTGACCCGCGTAGTGACAGGAACGACCGAGGTAACGACCGGCGAGTCCTTGGGTGCAAACATGGCAGCATCGGCAATCATCGCTTTGCAGAACCAAGCGCAGACCCCTGTCAACGAGATCCAGCGCAGATACTGGCACGCAGTTAAGGAGATCGGCCGCATTTGGATGGAGTTTTTCAAAACATACTGCTCCGACAAGCGGGAAATCGTCATTGAGATGGGGGACGAGGTATCAGGCAGAGCGTTTACGGGTACTGACTACGCCATGTACGACTTTGACCTGCAGGTAGATGTCGGCGCATCGTCCGAGTATTCTGCGGTGCTGGCACAGGCGACCTTGGACAAGATGCTTGACCGAGGAGACATTTCCATCGACCAGTACATCGAGCTTTCCGACCCGAATGTAGCTCCATTCAAGGAGAAGTTCAAGCGAATGCGGGAAACCCAGCCGCAAGCGGTGGGCATGCCTGGCGTTCCGGAGGAAGAAGTGAACGGCGTACAGAGCGTTTCCGGCATTGGCGGAGTTCCGCTGCCGGATGTGCCGAAGGCCCCGACCGTCATGGACAAGTTCACAGGAGGTGGCAACAATGCTGTGCCCAAACTGTAAAGCCGAAATGAGGATCACCGGCAAATACCTTACATTCACCGGGGATACCTCTCCAAACACAGAGACAAAAGCGTTTATCAAGCTGCAGCTGGAGTGCAAGAACCCCAAATGCACCAACAGGACACCGACCTATGTGACCAACCCCTTGGAGGGATAATCAATTTTTAAGTGGCTGCTAAACGGAACAAACCGAACCTCGCCACAGAAAGGAAATTATGGACGAAGAAATCATGACTGCTGCTAATGAAGATATCGTTGAAGATATCGACTCCTCTCCCGCAGTAGAGGAAACCGAGCCTGTCGAACAGGAAGAACCTGCGGTGCAGGAAGAACCGACCGAGACACAGCGTGTGTCACGGAGAATCAAAGAAGCATCCCAAAAGAGCGTAGACGACTTTATCCGCAGCATGGGCCTAACCAATCATTATGACAATGACAGACCCATCACCACAAAGGCGGAGTACGAAGCCTTTGTTGCGATGCAGCGGCTGGACGAGGACGGCCAAACCGACCCCGTATCAGCTTACCGAAATCAATCCTTGGAAGCGGAGATTACCCGTTTGCGGAGCAATGAGCGCATGAGAGAGCTGGAGGCTGACCCTGTAAGAGGGCAGACATTCACGAAGCTAAAGGACCAAGTGGTTGAATTGATGGACTACTGCACCCAGCAGGGGACGCCCTGCAGCGTGGATGCAGCGTTCAACACAATTTTGGCGAACAGCTATTTTGACCTCGCCAACGATGCTGCAAACAAGGCAAAGGAAGACACGCTCCGAAGAATCAACAACAACGCACAAGCATCTCCCGGAGCATTGACGGGCGAAAGCCCCGAAACCGAAGCCGACTACATGAAGATGTCGGACAAAGACTTTGAAAAGCTGTATCAAGCTGCACTCCGGGGGGAATTAAAAAATTAAGGAGTGTATAAAACCATGGCAACTACTACCCAGACTTACGGTAATCTTACCGCTGAACAGAAAACCTTTTACGACCGCACCCTGCTGTCCCGGCTGCTGCCCAATCTGACCTTCCTCAAGTACGGCCAGAAGCGCCCCATGCCGAAGAACGAGGGCGACACTATCAACTTCCGCCGCTTCAACTCCCTTGATGTCCCTGCGGCATCCCTGACCGAGGGCGTGACCCCTGACGGTGACAACCTGTCCATCACCGCTGTGACCGCTACCGTGGCGCAGGAGGGCAACTGGGTCCGCCTGTCTGACAAGATCAGCATGGTCGGCATCGACCCCGTCCTGACGGAGTCCGCTGCGCTGATGGGCGAAAACGCCGCCAAGACCCTGGAGACCCGCTGCGCGGATGTTATCTTCAAGGGTACTTCCCAGCAGTTTGCTGGCGGCGCT